AACTACAGGTGTGAAAATTGAAGAAACTAAATCTATGGGAGGTGGGGGAACAGACATATGAGTTATTTTGATGAATTAGACGAAGAAGTAAATGCTGGTTTAGCTGGTAGAAACGATGGCATCCCTCTATTAGGGTTTAATAGACTTAACAGATATATAGGTCTTAGAAAGGCTAATTTCTTTCTAATAGGTGGAAATACCGGATCCGGGAAAACGAGCTTCGTGGATAACTGCTTTGTTCTCAATCCTTTTGAGTTTGTAAAATCCAAAGAGAATAAGACAAACATAAAGCTTAAAATTATTTATCGTTCCATGGAGAGGAACAAGAAATATAAATTAGCTAAATGGATGAGTGGTAAAATTTTTATGGATCATGGACTAATTATTCCAATTTCTAAATTATTAGGATGGAAAGAGAGAATGACTAAAGATGAACATGATCTCTATCTATCCTATCAGGACTATATTAATGAGATTGAAGAGATGATTACTATTATAGATTATCCAGAGAATCCTGTTGGAATAGCAAAAGAATTAAGAGCCTATGCACTTGAAAATGGAAGAGAGGAAGAAATTGATCAATATAACAAGATTTATATTCCTAATAATAATAATGAGATTGTTGTTATAATTGCTGATCATATAGGACTTTTGAAGACTACAAAAGATCTTCCAACTAAAAAAGAAGCAATTGATAAATTAAGTTTTGAAATGAGGCGAGCTAGGGATTATTATGGATATACACCTGTTCTTGTAAGTCAGTTTAATAGATCAATTTCTAATCCTATGAGACTTAAGATAGGTGATGTAGAACCAAACCTTGAAGATTTTGCTGATAGTTCTCAAACTCAAAACGATGCTGATGTTGTGTTAGCACTCTTTGATCCAATACGTTATAAAGTGTCAGATATCTCTGGATATGATCTTGATAAGTTAAAAGACAACTATGGAAATAAGTATTTTAGGAGTTTAAGACTTATTAAAAATTCGGCAGGCAGTGATGATTTACGCATAGGACTTGCCTTCTTAGGAGAACTTAGTTTGTTTAAGGAGATGCCCAAAAAGTGTGACATAACAGAGGATGACTATGAATCAATTATAAACAAGACATATTTCTTTAAAAATAGTTAACATGAACCCAAAAGAAAAAGCTGAAGAATTAATAAAACAATTTAACAACATCAACGATGCTCTTATACTTGTAAGTAGAGAAGAAGTAAAGATGGATGTAGCTAAAAAATGTGCAACAATTTGCATAGATCAAATAGTGAATGAGATTGAGCTTTATTTAGATGAGGATGCTATTGCGTTTGAATATTGGAATGAATGTAAAGAAGAATTGGAGAAATTATGAAACAAACAATGGAAGAAGCTGCTCATGAATATATGGTTAAACGTAGTCCTGAGTATTGGAATGGAGTAGGACATTATAATAAAAATGAATTACTTGGTCATATATTAACTGATTTTATAGAAGGAGCTAATTCAGAGGTTGCTCGTGAATTACATACGCAAGGAATGTACTCCAAGGATGATATGATATCCTTTGGTGTGTTCTATTACACTCATCAAGGAAAAGATGATGAATATTGGGGACAAGATTTATTTAAAGTATGGAAGGAGAAGAATGGAAAACCTTAGAGAAACCCGCCAGAGAGAATTTGCTGATACATGGTTGAAATATAAGTGGGGCTTACTGCTTTTATCTCCAAGATTTGGCAAGACAGCAGTAGGGATAATGATATTCAATGATTTACAACCATCTTCTATTTTGATTGTTTATCCGGATGGGAAAATTAAACAGTCTTGGTTGGATGAATTTGAGAGACTTGATTACGAGCATCCTAATATTACTTTCTCCACATATCTTTCTCTTCACAAGCATAAAGATGAGAAGTTTGGTATTGTAGTGCTTGATGAGTGTCATCTTATGAGTGAAAATCAACTACTTGCTGCTTATGAGCTTCTTAAACTGAATAAAAAAGTGCTTGCATTAACCGGCACACTGACTAAAGATACAAGAGCTCTTCTTATGATGTCTCTTGGACTTCGTGTTGTTGCTGAATACTCCATAGAGCAGGCAATAGATGAGGGTGTTATTGCAGATTATGAGATAGATATTGTACAGGTTCCTTTAGATAACAGAATTAAGCTGTACAATGGAAGAACGGAGAAACAGAAATTTGATAACATCTCATGGGTGATTGATAAGCTTGTTAAAGAGAGAAAGGAGACGTTCTTCTTACGTTTGCAAAGGATGAGAATTATTCAAAATAGCCTTGCAAAGAAGAATAAAACCATTTCCCTTCTAAAGGAGTATGAAGATCAACGTGTTTTGGTGTTTTGTGGAGTGATAAAAATAGCAGATAGTCTTAGTATTCCTTCCTATCATAGTAAATCTTCAGAGAAAGAAATATTTGAGAATTTTGCAAAGGGAGAAGGAAATCATCTTGCTGTTGTTAAGATTGGGAATACGGGGAAAACGTATAAACCATTGAATAGAGTGATCATTAATTACGCAGACTCCAATTCTTCTAACCTAACCCAAAAAGTGATGCGATGTACCTCTATGGAGTATGATAATTTAGATAAAAAGGCACTGATAACCATTGTGTCTACTAATGAAAAGGTGGAGCAGGATTGGCTAAAGAAAGCGCTGATTGGCATAAACAAATCTAAAATTAAATATGTATGAATCTAAAATTAGAAAAAGAACTTAAAGAGACAAATAGTGGTCCATGGTATAGAGTTACTGTGGATGACAAATATATAAACGGAAGCTTTAATTTGGAAGAAATGCAGAAATTATTTGATAAAATTAAAGCTAACCCTGAACTGCTAAAAAGTGGAAAAGAAATTTTATTATCTGAAGAAATTTAATTAACTTTATAGTGTAAATCAATTATATATGAAAGAAAAAGTAGAAAAAGAAGAAGAAAAGAAACCAACTAATGATTTCAGTTTTCCAACAGAGTTAAGTGTACCAGATCAGGATATGCATAGTTGTGTTCTGTATGGTTTATCAAAATGCGGAAAGACATCTATATTATCTCAACTTAAAGGATGTTTAATCATTGATACTGAAGAAGGAAGTGACAAGATTAGTGGTCTCATTAAAAAGGTTCCTTCAAATTTAGGCCCTGTAAGTAAAGTGAGATGGCTTAGTGATTTTGCAGATGAGCTTATCAAGGCTGGAAAACCTTATGATTATGTTGCAATTGATACATTTTCAGAGGTTAATGATTGGAGTGAGTGGTCAGGTACATACAGATATATGAATTCTGTTATGGGTAAATCCTTTAATAGAGAGTTAGATACTCTTGGTAAACCAATTAAAGGTGGTCCAATGTTACTTTCTACTGATGATAGTTATGAGAGTGTTCATGCTATTCCAGAAGGATATGGATATAGATTCTCCCGGGAAGATATGATGAGAATGTTTGAGAAATATTTGAGAGTAGCTAAAAAATGCGTATTCTTTGTATGTCATGTGGAAGATAAATATATGGGTACAAAAGAAATTACAGATGCTATTATACCAAAACAATTAGCACTCACGGGAAAATTACGCAATATACTTCCTCGAAAGGTGGATGCTACAGGATATGTTTATAATGAAGAAGGTGAGATTAAGGTGAATTTCACTGGGAGTGAAGAACGTGTAGGTGGAAATAGGTGTGAACATTTACGTGGATATAATGGAAAATTCGATTGGAGTAAAATTTTTATCAATAAATAAAGCAAATTAATAACTAAAAACAAAAGATTATGGAAGCAGAAAAAAGAATCATTGAAATCAATGGAATCAAAATGGAGATAGATCTCCGTGACTGTGTTGTTATTGATAATTACAAGGTGGGAGATGCTATAAAAGTCCTTGTAAAAGGTTATAGTGATAATTGGTCTTCTTATGTAGGAACGATTATTGGATTTGACAATTTTAAGGAGAATCCTACTGTTGTAATTGCATATCTGGAGACTAATTACTCAACCAGTGATATTAAGTTTATTTATTTCAATGCAAAAACCAAAGATGTTGAGATAACAAAGATTAATAATTGGGATATTCCTTATAAGAGGAGTGATATCATTAATAAATTTAGCTCAGAGATTGAGAAGAAAAAGATTGAAATAGCTGAAATTAAAAAGAAGCAAACAGTCTTTGAAAATCTCTTTGGTAAATATTTTGATAAATTTATTGCTGAAAATAGTAATGTTTAAATAAAGTAAATAACTAAAAATTCAAATTTATGATTGAAGGTAAAGTAAGAGAACAGAAAGATTTCTCGAAATTTTGTGGCATTTTTGAAGGTTCTGTAATATGTGTAAATCCTTCTGTTGAGGAATACAAGGAAATCCTTGGAATAGATTTAAAAGAGGACAGCAAAGCTGCTGAATATATTGGAGAATCCAAAGATGGAAATATCTATTTAAGGCTTAATTTCTGGCTTAAGAATGTTAAAGATGGGAGTGTGTTTCAATCTCCTGTCAGTTTCTTCCTTGAGAACAAGAAAAGGGAGAATAAGGATGAAACCAAGTTGCAATATATTAACAATGTAGGAGGAACTTCTTGGGCTGATGATCCAAACAATCTTCCTGAATGGTTTTCTGGAAGGGATCATCGTGTAGCTTATGTTGGAGAAGAGGAAATGTATGAATTCTTAAGGACATGGCTTGGCAAACTGGATTATCGTCAGGCTGAAACAATTCTTCAGATTGAGTGGAAAAAGCTCATGAAGGGAAATGTGAAAGATATCAAGGAGCAGATTGGTGGAGAATTTGCCTGTAATGTTGGTGTTCTTGCTACAGTGGTTACTCGTGAGAATAAAGAGGGTGAAGTAAAAGAGTACCAGGGCTGCTATAACAAAGCATTCTTACCAGCTTATGCAATTAAGAATTTCAGGCTTGTTGATTATATGGATAAGGATGTCATTGCTAAAATCTCTGCAAAAAAAGCTAAAGATCAGAAACCTCATGAAAAATTTGTACTTAAAGTAACAGGTCAATATGGTTGTGCAGATGCATACTTGTTAAAAGATTTAGTAGAATACAATCCAGAAGATTTCATTACTGGGACCGACAAAGTCATCGACAACGCAGATCCATCATATTAAATGTTATCATTACAAGGGCTTCTTTCAGAAATGAGAGGAGCCCTTTTTATCTTTGCTAAATTATTCCATATATGATAAAAGGTAAGGTTCGGATTGACTTAACAGCTGATAATATTTTGAAGCTTGTGTCAGATTATGACATATTTCGACTATTTATGCCAAATACTAATTGGAAAATCAATGAAATTACAAACTCACCTTTCAGGGATGATGTTCACCCATCGTTTTTAATTGGTAATAAAAATGGATATTTATCATTTATAGATTTTGCTGATTCAAGTAAGTCTGGTGACGCATTTGCGTTTACGCAAGCTATTCATAATTGTTCTTATGGGGAGGCTCTTCAAATAATTGACAAATCCTTTGGCTTGGGAATCTCAGACACATCAAATGTAGGAGAATATAAGAAGATTGTCTCTACATATAAACAACCTGAAGATAATACAGAGAAACATGCTGTCATGATTCAAGTGGTGACACGAAAGTTTACAAAGGAAGAATTGGCATATTGGCAAAAATACCATGTAGACATACAAGAATTAAGAGATAATCACATCTATTCCATTGATAAGATGTTCTTGAATAGAAAGAGATTTCCTTTAAGTAATACAGAACTTAGATTTGGATATCTTTATTCTGGGAGGTATTGGAAAATTTATTCTCCGATGGCTACAAAGAAGAAAAAGTGGATGTCTAATGTTCCATTAAAATTAATGGGAGGATTGGAGAATTTGAATAAAGAACATAACACTCTTATTTGTAAGGCTCTTAAGGATCAGATTGTTTGCAGAAAGGTTTATGGTAATGTATGTCATTCTCAGAACGAATCACTTGCTGCTTTCTCCCAAGAGAATGTAGAATATATTAATGCTAATTCAAAGCTTGTATTCTATGCAGGGGATAGTGATGATCCAGGAAAAGCTGCCAGCAGACTCATAACAGATGAATTTAACTGGAAGCATATAAACCCTCCAGATAGACTTCTTCCTTTAGTTAAGGACATGGCTGATTGGGGAAAAATGAGTTTAAAAGAGATAGAAAATCATTTTATAATTAAGGGATTAATCGAGAAAGACAAATGAATATAGAAATAGAAAGGTTTATATCAGTTATTAGAGACTCTTTTATAGGATCTCAACAAGTTTATACAGAAGGAAGTTGCTATCACTTTCATCTAATACTAAAAGAAGTATTTCCTACTGCAAAACCATACTATGATATGGATCATATAATTACTGAAATTAACGGCAAATTCTATGATATAACTGGAGAGGTTAAATTAAATAGTAATATGAGTAAATTTGAAGAACCTCCACATTATTCATTAAAAGCACCTTTCAATATTTATAAAAATAAAGGATAATATGAACTTAAATAAACATATTTGGGAAGGGTGGCGAATTCAAGATTTCATTGATTCCTTGGAGCCACAATTTAATCAAATTATGAGTGGTCAATCTTGGCAAAAACCATTTACTTCTAAAGAGGAATTGAAGAAATGGTGTATGGAAAATCAACCATATTATAAGAAGTATATACCTGAAGTAGTTACATATTTTAAAAATAAAATGTTATGACACTAAAAAGCAAACATTCCATTGGAGATGTTCGATGGATAATTGTAAATAATAAATCCATAGAAGTAATTATAACTGCTATCTATTATAGGC